CACGGTTAGAACTGGGGTTCGAATCCCCATGGGGACGCCACCGCCAAACACAAGGCCTGCACTCGCAGGCCTTTGTTTTACCTTCCTTTTTCATAAAACCCTTGATCCGCGCGGCTTTTGGGGCGCTTCCTAACTTCCGCATACTCCCGACTACTCCCGACTGGTAACGGTTCAAAAGATCCAAAACCCGTATACTTTTGGTCAAAACGGGGGCAAAAAACGGGGGCAAGGATTTTTCCAAAACGGGGGCAAAAAATGGCGTCTCTTAAGATCAGAAAACGCGGGGAAAAAGAATATTGGTACGCTCGGGTCCAGAGGTCGGGAAAGGCGTTCGAAAAGTGCATCGGCCTCAAGTCGTCGATCAGCAAGACGGAGGCCACACTTCGACTGGCCGACTTCATCCGTGAGGTAGAGTCGGGAGCCGTTGAGACGCTGAAAAAGCGTGTCACTTTCGCGGAGCTGTGGGAAAAAGCGCTTGCTTCCATTGCCGAGGTTAAGTGCTGGAAAAATCCAAAGACGATCGTTTCCTGGCGATTGTCCTTTGGCGTCTATGCGTGTCGAGCTTTTGGCGGCAAACCGGTAAGCGCTATTACGAGAGACGATATCGTCGCGCTACTTAAGCCAATCTGGGCGACGAAGACGGCGACGGCATCAAAGGTGCGCGTCCGTATGGAAACGTTTTTCGCCTGGGCGATCGCAAGCGGCTACTACTCGCAGCCGAACCCCGCAGTCTGGAAAGGCAATCTCGACCTCTTCCTGCCCCCAAAGTCGAAGGTTCACCAGGAAGACCACCACGAGGCGCCCGAGATGGATGAGTTGCGCAAAGCCGTCCGGTACTGCCTCGCGCATCCGTCGCCTGCGAGCGGCCTGCTTCTTTTTGTGATCGCGACCGTCTCGCGAGTGAGTGAGGCGCGCCTGGCGCGGCCGCGTGAAATCGAAAATGCTGTTTGGGAATTGCCGGCAGAACGCCGTAAAGATGGGAAAGATGAGCCGCACCGGGTGCCGCTGTCGAAGCTTGCAAGTCTTGCTTTGACGATGCGCTCGAGTGAGGGCGACTATCTTTTTAGTGCTGATGGCAGAAAGCCCCTGGCGCTCGATACGGCGCGCCTGAAGCTTTGCATGATTCTTGACAGAAAGGTGACCGTTCATGGAATACGGTCTACCTTCCGCGATTGGGCGGCCGTTTCCGGCATCGATTTTGTCGCTGCCGAAAAGGCGCTGATGCATTCGGTGGGAAGCGCCGTGACGCGAGCGTACCTGCGAGAGGATATGCTCGACGCCAGGCGCGAAATCATGGAGAAATGGGCCGACGCGCTGCTCATTGCTGAAAAGCACTCGCCTTAACGTTTTTTTCGGTGGCGGCGCGCATCTTCTCCATTGCCATGACGACCGACCGGCGGAACCAGACGTTTTTGCGTCCGCGTCGGATCGGCGCGGGGAGGCGATGTTCGCGCACCTCTTGGCGCAATTTGTCTTCTCCGCAACCAAGAAATCGGCACATTGCTTTGACGTCCAAAAATTCGTTCTCTTCCATTTGTCCCTCTATCGAAAAAAAATCCCGAGGGCGTTCGGCTCTCGGGGTTGTGGTTTTGATGCTGCTGGCGGCCTAAGAGGTTACGGTTTATATGGGGCGGGCAGCTCTGCCCAAGCGACAACGTTTTCGAATTGGGCAAACGCTTGAGACTTAAACATTTCAACTTCGTACTTTCCATCGGAAAGTGCGACCAAAAACGCTCCTTCCTTTGAAGGGAGACCGTTTTTCACTTCGTGCCAGAATGCACTTTCTCCCTTGGTTTCGTCAAACAAGGGAAAAGTCGTCCAAGCGACTACGCAGCCGCAGTCGTAAAAGAACCAATCATCGATGTCGTACAAGATCCCGTATTCGTCAAGATCAACTTCTCCGTTGCTTGTGGTGACAAGGCAAACGCTGCCTCGCTCCGGCTGTTTGCCTGTTGGCATGGTTCTGGGAGCTTGCAGACGATGCTTGACTCGCTGCTCGAACTCTTCTGGCGTTGCCAATCTGTTCCCGACGGGGTTCCAAAAAAAATTCTCGGTCATCAGAGTGTTCCCTTGTACGGTTCAGGCATTTCCGCCCAGGTCGTGGGCGGTGATTTTGTCTTTCAGCATTCGCTTGCCTCCTCATTACCATCCAGCCTGTTGATGGTTCGCTGGGTCTTGAATATCTCGATACTGCGCACCATCCTGGCGGCGTCGTATGCAGGCTCAAAGCGCTGCTGCACGAGGTAGACAACCTGCTCGAGAATCACGCGCACGTCGGCAATTTCCTCGAGCAGGTTCGACAGGCGGCCCCACTTGTCGCGTCTTTCGTCGTCCAGGTGGCAGATGGCCGCAATGCACTCTGCAAGCTCTTCGGTCGCTTTCTGCATCTGATGCTCGTAGCCGTAGTGGTCAGCGATTCTTTTCAGTCTTTCGTCCATTTTTCGATCCTTCAAGACATTTCTCCTGCGAGTCGAAGCGCGTAGGTGCAGCGGTTGACGCGCGCCATGCGCTCGATGATCGACTGAATCTCTTTGGTGTTTTCCAGTTCGCGTCGAAGCTCTTCGCGTGCCGAGCGCACGTAATTTTTCCGAGGCGGCGCAAGCATGCCCGCTTCTTGTGCTGTCGGTCGGGGAGGGTAAAGAGACACTCTCGCGAAGTCGAAGCCGTAAGCGCACGACGCCTTCAGGCATTCCTTGCAAACCGTGTCAGCGTCGATTTGAGCTTTCGGATTTACGTACGCCCAGTAGGGCCGGCGGCCGTCCGAGACGTTGGTTTTCGGGAGCTCGATTTTGAACCTCCCCCACCCGTGGGCTTTCATGAGGGATTCTGCGAGAATAAAACGACCGCTTCGCTTGGGCGTGTTGACGTCGACGAAAAACACCGCCACGCTGCTGCTGAAAAAAGCGGCGTCAGCGTAACTCTTTGCGGAACCTTTCACTTGCATCTCCTACTTGCGGGAGTCTCCCGCACTTTTTTCTGAGTTCGCGGTAATGCGTGATCTTGCGATTGAGCCACATGACTCTATCAACCGCCTCTACGGGCATGTCGTCCATGTCTTCGCTCACCATGAAAATGTCGAGCACGCGCACGGGGTCGGCATCGAGGGCTGCGTTGAGGACGACACCCGCGATCTGGATGCCGTTGCGGATAGCCTCAACCTCATCTCCCGTTGCCGTGTAGTGCCCGAGCTTTTCGCCTCGCTTCTCGAGACTCGAGACGGCCTTCTGCAACGCAACCCATTCGTCGGCGTATGTCTCGATGCAGTAATCCGAGTCGATTCCATAGGCGGCATACAGGCAGAAGGTGACGAGCGTCACCATCTTGTGCAGGTGGATCATCTCTTCTCGGCTCATCTGTCCCGTGTGCAGCTTGAGCTCGACGGCCAGCTCGATACGTCTGTAGTCTTCCTTGACCTGTGCCAGGGACGCTTCGGTGAATGTCTGAGGCGCCTTCAAGTACTTCGTTGGGTTGTAGTGCTTGGTGCGCTTTTTATTTGGCTTTGGCATTTCTGCCTCTCGAAAAAAAAAGCCCCGCGAATGCGAGGCTTTGTGTGGGTACGAAAAAGCCGCCCGAAGGCGGCTCAAAAAAGAATTAGAGGTTAAGAATTCGGCTCCAAGGGCAGTGTCATTTGACCGCCAAATCGGTCGACAATCTTTTGTTCGTACTCTTCCCTGGTTTGAGATGATTCGGCCATCTCCAAAACTCTGCCAAGCTGGAAACGAAGCGCCTTGGTGCCGATGTCGCTCAGGAACTGGAACAACTTCTTGTTTGTGCCGGTATCGTGACTGTGTTTTTGTTCTCGTAAGAGCTTCAAAATTCTCCCGTTGCTTTTTGCCAACGGCGTGTATACATGAGCGATTGTGAGAGACTTGAACTTCCAAGGCCATCCGCGCTCAGGCATAGGAATGTCATACAGTCGCGTCCATTCCTGATACAACTCTATTGGGAATTCGCTTTCGTATCGTTTTGCTTCCTCTTGAACAAAGCGTCGGAAAGCGATCAGGAATTGTTCTTTGGTAGAGTCAAGTCCAACAACCTTGTAAATAAGTTCCTGAATGCCTAGCTTTGCGCAAGCTCCAGTGATAATCGTTGCGGCTCGAATGAGGTGTTGTTGGTTTTTTGTGAGCTTCCCATCCTCGTTGGCCTTGATGATCGCTCTGCAAACGTCTATAAGGATCGTCACGTCGTAGCCGTAGACCTCAACTTCGGGGCCATTGAGGGAGCTCTGAAATACAAGGGGTTTTTGAACTTTTTTAGAAAGTTCCGGCCCAGCATAAGCGCTTATTGTTTTGCCGCTCATGAACCGAATGAAAGCGGTTCCGCCGCCCCCCATCAACCCCAACGCTACTGCCACTCCTCTCTGGCTTATGACGGCGGTTCGATTATCGTCGTTCAGGACGTAGCAATCGACATCAACCCCCAAGTCCTTCTGAAGGTTTCCGAAATACAGCGCTTTCAGATGCCGATATTGAGCTGCTTTTCTAGCGATTTCGCTTCTATCTTTCGGAGTCAGAGATTTTGCTCTTGCCTTTCCTCCTTTTGATTGTTTTGTGTCTTGCATATAGATACCACATGAATTAAATACATGTGCAAATTCTAGCAAGCATTCGAGAAAATATCTTGCTTGCTAAAAAATTGCCCAATATAAGCGCAAAGCCCGAGTGTTCCAGACTTGAAGAGAGTGCGAAAAAGCCGCCCGGAGGCGGCTTACTGAGTTGCTTACGCAGCGTCAAACTTCAGAGTCGGCTCAAGCAGCCCGTCTTTAGCCAGCTTCTCGCAGATGTACTGCAAGCCCTTTGCGGTGAGGTGGCAGTACGGCTTTTCCTGCGGGTTCCCGTTCGAGTCGGTCCAGTGGGCGTAGCGCAGGACCGCGCGGCCGGCAAGGATGTGCTCCTGCTTTGGCGTGTCAGCGTTCGCGTAGAGAAACCCGATCTGCCGCATGTAGTCCTTGAACTTGCGGGGCGGGTAGCCGATGACCTTTGCCGCGTTGGTGATGGTCATCGACTCGTTGGCCGCCATGATCCTATCGAGGTAGCTGATCTTGGGCTCGTCTTCCTTGACCTTCAGCGCGAGGGTCTGATTCTTTTCGGCGAGGTCCGCGGCAAGTCGCAGTGCCTCGGGCAGGCTCTGTGGAATTTGCTGAGCGCGGCTCTTTGCGAGTTCGTCCCGGCACTGACGGAACGCCTGCACAAGACGGATCTTGAGCTTGCGGGCAATCTCGGTGTTTTTCAGGAAGGTGAAGAGCAGCGTCGTTTGGTCCTCGTTGATCCAGGCAACCTCGGTTGCCTTCGCAAACCCGCCCTGGGGGAGCGCTTTACCCTTCCGCGTTTCAAACGCGATAGGGCCGAACGCTTCAAAATCAGAGGGATATTTGCGGATTAGCTCGATGACGTTCTTATGCTGGACCTTGACGCCATCGGCGATTGTGATAGAGTCGACGACGGCCACGCCGTCCTTGTTGATGGTGATGAGTTCTTGCGTGATTAATCCTCTTCGATTTCGGTTGCGTTGTGAATGACTTCGAGCGTCTCGAGCAGGGAGGCGCAGAGACGGATAGCGTCGGTCGCAGACTGGATGTCGAGCAACGGGCTTGTTGAGAGAAGAGCGTCGGATAGGGCGGTCATAACCGCCTGACAGCCGCGAGAAATTTCGGAACGCGCGGTGGAGAGGTCTTCGGATGCCAAATCGCCGGTGATGGCGTGGCTTACAGCGAACGCGAGGTCGTATGTCCTCAGTTCGGAGGATGATGTGGCTTGCATGGCAAGACTCCTGTAGTGTATTGCAAGGAGCCTCGCGCCACTTTCTGACGGTGGTGAGCGAGGCACTGCGGGGTCAGAAAACCGCCCTACAGGACACGGCCAGCACGAAGCTGCCCGCAGGCCTCACCCATGAAGGTGATGCGCGCACAAAAAATCCGCTCGGTCGAGTGAACGAAAGGCGGCTATGTGCGCCTGTAGGTGTCATCCGGGTTTCTGACGCCCGATCACGCTTTTTACTCGCGTGACGGAGTGATTATGCGACATGAGGGTTCTCCTGTCAACTCTAAAATGGCGGCAGGGACATGCCAGAGGAGCCGCGCGAACATGGCACGGCACCTCTGGAGCCTTCTTGGCGAACCTGTAGTTCCGCTCATTTAGTTTGTGTATCTGTGGTACACCAACTGGAGGCGCCTTCTGGTTTGTTTTGCGTCACGCGATTTTTTTCTTAAGCGCACCCAGCCGCTCGTCGACGATCGCCAGAAACGTTTGGCACTCTTCAAGCGCGGCGGAAAGTTCGACCTGAGTCGGCTCGAACCGGATCAGAAAGAAGCGGGCCTTTTCCCACGGACCGATAAGGCGCGGATCGTAGCTGACGAAATCCACCCACTTGCGGCCAGTGCAAAGGAGCTGCACGAGCATCTGGGGCTTGTACTCTTCTGGAACAACGCCTTCAGCCACGCGGGCAAGGTGCTTTTGCGAGGAGTACGGGCACTTGATCTCGAGCAGGCCATCAGAACCGACAAGCCCGTCCGGGGACGCGCCGAAGTAGCTCACCGACGGGTGCGGGATGAAGCCGACGAGGTCCACGAGTTCGCCTGTGCGCTCCTCGTACACCTCACGCGCCTCGTCCTCATGGTCAACCCCCCATTGCATTGCGGCCGTGGTGCCGATGCCTTCGCACTGCCCCGTCACGCGCTCACAGATGAGGGTTTCGATCAAGGCCTCATAGGCCGCCGTGGGCTTGCCGTCCTTGCGGCGGTTGAGCACGGCCGCGGCGCGGGATGCCGTCAGGCAACCGCACCGATCGTGGAACCACGCGGCTGTGCGCTGTAGCGGGTTACCCGCAACTTCGACTTCGGTCATTACTCAGCCCCCTTATCGGCCTCGGTAGCCATTCGCTTCAGCTGGTCGTGCCACCCGCTCGTGGTGAGAGCGCGGCGCGCGTCACTGCCGAGACCCTTCCAGAAGGCCGTATAGCCCTGCATGCCGCAGGACGCTGCGTGCTTTGCAGAGTCGACAAGTTCTTGCGTCAGTGCCTGCTCGGCCTCCTGCCTGCGGCCTGCGCCGGCGCCGTCATCATCGTCGTCAGCGGCAATGCCGAGGAAACTCGCAAGAGAATATCGGCAGGCGTATGTGCGCGCGCTGCCCATGGCCTGAGCGGCGTTGCCGCCTTTTACCGCCGTGATCGGCATGAAAAGTTTGCCGCTCGTCAGAGTCTCGCCCTTGTGACAGAGCAGGGTCTCGACCGTCAGGCCGCCGTCTGCCGCTTCAACCTTCTGGCACAGAAAAATCCCGTGACGGTTGAGAGCAGGTCGCGTGGCCGTGAGGATTTCATCGAGCGTGGCGTACTTGCCGTAGTTCGCCTTGCCGTTCTTCCGGACGGGGCCGAACTCTGACTGCGCAGCGGCAAGCGCGTCAAAGATGGTGGGGGCCGCCTTTGCCTCGGCGGCGGGGGTTGTGTCTGTCATGTCTGTTCCTTAAAGCAATGGGAGAATTTCGGATGCTGCGGCAGCGAGGACCGCGGCGAAGATGGCGAGCGTGATGAGGACTGGGCTCCAGTGCTTCACGTGCGCCCAACGCGCTTCTCTCTGGCCGATCTTCTTGCGCAGTTCCCTGTTGCGTAGCCACTTCGCCATTGCGGGGTCTGTGTCGAACAGGTCGTCAAGGTCTTTCATTTTCCGCAGTCCTCAGGAAAAAGTTCTTGGTAGAGCTCCAGCACGGCGTCGCGCTTTTGCGAGAGCGCATCATCGAGCTTGACGAGCTCTTCTTTCGCCTTTTCTTTCTGGCCTTTCTCGACCAGGGAGACGGCTTTCTTCAGAGCGGCCTTTTCGCCCATTGCCCACCTGCACCTGAGGAGCAGGACTCCAAGTCGCGTGTTCATATGTGTCTCCTAGTAGCCGGGCATGTGCATGAGCACAGCCAGCATCCATAAAAAAACCGCCACGAAGGCGGCCATGGTCAACGGCGTGTCGCCGTGACGGTCTGGCGTTTTGAGCCAGTCAGGCAGCTTTCGCATGCTTTGCCTCCCTCACCGTGGCAACGAATCGGGTGAGGTACCTCACCAGCTCCTCAGCGTCGGATCTCGACGCGCTCACGTTCACGTACGCGTTGAGGTTGTCTACCGTTAGGCCGCCGTAGAAATTCCATCTAATCGGCGTATAAGACAGATCAGCCTTTACGCCTCGCGGGTCAAGCTCGCGCCGGATTTCCAAGATGCTGTCCTCAACGCGATCGAGCGGGATGCCCATGACGGCCGCGTACGTGCCGCCGTAGCGCTGAAAGCACGCCTCAACCGTCGAACCGTCGAGGGTGCGAAGATAAAACCGAGGCTCGCCGTCGATAAAAAGCGGCGTCTCTTCCCAATCAACAACAACTCTTTTCATCTCAAGCCTCCTTTGCCTTGCGGCGCGCCTCTTCAATCAGCGGCCAGTCGGTCTCGAAAAAATCTCCCTCAACGCGCTCGGTGTCATCGTCGCTCACGTCCTCGTCGCAGCACACGCGCTCGACGAGCTCATAGGCCTGGTCTTCGTCGAGGCTGTCGAACGCGCAGTCTTCGATCAGGTCTGCGATGCGGCCCTCCGCCCTCTCGCGGCACTCGGCCAGCTCGCGCGATGAGCGTCTGTCTTCTGGCGGCTCGCGCCACCATGCCGGCTCAACGTAGTTCATGACTGCTCCCAGAAAAAAGAAAAGCCCCCGATTTCTCGGAGGCCCAGATACGAAAAAGCCCGCGCGAGGCGGGCCTGTGTGAATTGACGCGCAGCTCAAATTTTCTCGTTGATGCCGAGCTGCTTAGAAATGTCAGTGCTTGTCGTGGTTGATCGAGTTAAGTAGCACGACGCCGGCAACAAAGGCGGCTAGAAGTACAGCCGCAAAGAGGATCCACGTGGTCATTTGTTCTCCTTATACGTCAGATAAGCCGCGCCAAGGAAGGCGAGGATTCCAATAACGATTCCAATCTGGACGCCTTGAAAGATTCCAACGGCCAGACTAGCCACGCTTGATTTCTCAAGGAAATCAGTCAGGCGCTTGACAAGCGCGTGTTTCTGTTGGTCTGTCATCTTCATTATAGGTTCTCTTGTTTGCCTTTTTGTTGCGGTTTGCCACGAGTCGCAGGCAGGCCTCATTCTAATAAAAAGCCCCACACAAAGCCCGACGGTCAACGCCCGGAGCGGGGGATGGTCAAAGAGATTGCGCGAAGGTGTAGGCCTGCTCGACGGCGGCCTGATCGTCAGCGCCAATTTGCTCGAGGTACGCACCGTCGCACAGCGCGTCGAGCACGTCGCCACGATCGGCGCGCTCGCCGTTCGCCTCGGTGCAGCCTTCGACGACATCGATGAGGATGCGCTTGGCTTCTTCGGTGAGGTCCGACTGGTCGATCTTGGTGGTCACTTCGGTGATGTTCAGCATGATTTGCTCCTTGAAAAAACCCACATCAGCCCTCGTCGCCAAGGGCTGAAATTGGCCTTCTCCCTCTTCAGGTGCGATCATCAAGGCGTCAGACCGCCAGTTTGACGTTCGATAAACCACAACCTGAAGAGGGAGAAAGTGAACCCGATTACTACACTCACATTTACTGGGGCGGACGGCAGCAAATACCGTTTCTCCGTCTATCCGAAAAACATCAGAGTCAACAGCGGCCCGGCCCTGTACTCGTTCCTCAAGAGAACCGACGGGAAGTACTACGTTCTCTACATAGGGAAGTCGGAAGACCTCGCGCAACGACTATCGGATCACCATAAATGGGATGAGGCCGGCAGACTCGGATTTGAGTTTCTTGCTATCTGCCGTGGCGTTCGAGCGGGCGATCTTGAGGCTGCCGAGGCAACCCTGATTCGCCAGTACCGTCCTCGGTGCAACGAAGTGGTTCCCCGCTGACGGGGGAGACAACAGCCCGATATGCCGTGAACGCTGCGAGGAGCCCGTAGATTTCTGTGAGTTCCTCGAGCGTGTCCGGCGTCACGATCAGCTTTCGGTCGATGATTTCGATTTCCATCGTTTTCTCCTTTAAAAGACCCACAGATGCGCCCGCCGAAGCAGGCGCATCGATTGGCCTTTTTTCAGTCGGCCTGCCGTCGCACCCAGATGGGGTCTATACGCTTATGGGCTCAGCGCCCCGGCAGGAGTCCGATCCGCTCCTCGCGTCCCGGTCTGGCTTCCGATTTGCCCCTCGGTAGCGTGGGGGAAGAACTCTTTATCGTAGCTTTCGCTACTCACAGGTGAAACTATAGCTACATACGTTCTGAAAGTAAAGCTTCGCGTCAGCGTAGTTATGGCTACGTACATAAGTTTTGACCTAGATCAAATGATGGAGGAAAATTCTGTGCGTTCGAGAGGGGGAAAGAAAAGCCCCGGGGCTTGCGCCGTCGGGGCTAAAAGATCTTACTGTGCCGAGAATTTAGCACGGGAGGGGGCTAGAAGGGCGCGCTTCCAGAGCGCTCGATGACGCGTCCGATTAGGTAAAAGCGGTCCATCTCATCGGCGTCGATCGTCTCGTCTGGGATGCTGCCGTTTTCGGAGTGAACGAGAAGGCTCCCGTCGATCTTTGTGTACAGACGCTTTACGCACATCTCGTCGCCGAATCCGAAGGCGTAAATCTTTCCCGAGACGATGCGCTGTGGCGAACAGTCGCAGAGGATCGTGTCGCCGTCATAAAGCACAGGCTCCATCGAGTCGCCGTGCACCTTGAATCGCTTGCAGTCTTGCGGCCGCGTGCCGCGCTCTCTGAACCAGTCAAGTCGGTAGATCGCACGCTTCGACTCGGAGATCTCTTCGTATGTCGGCTCTGCGGAGCTGCCTGCGCCGAAATTGACGCGGTAGTCGGAGACAGTGACGAAGCCGTCTGGGATCTCGTCTTCGTCGTGTAGCCCGGCCACCGAAGCGTCCATGTCGCCGCGCCCGGTCGTGAGCCACGTCGAGTTGACGCCCAAGAATGAGGCGGCTCGTAGCGCGTTGCTTGCTGTGAGCTCCTTAGTCCGTCCGTTGAACCAGTTGGTCACAGACGGATGCGATACGCCGCAGTACCGCGCGAGTTCCATCTTCGTTTTGCCGGAGCGCTCCAAGGCGGCGGCGAGTCTATCTTTCAAATTGGTTGGCATATGGCCTCCTTTGTGTAGATAAGACTACATAAAGGCAGTGTAATTGACTTTCTGTATTCCGTAGCTAAAATTACCATTAACGTATCATGAGCTACATAGAGGTAATAATGGCTAAATACGGAGTTTCTCGACGACTTGACGCGAATCGATCAAAGGCGGTTATTGATGCGCTTGGAGGTGTGATGCAGGTCGCCAACACCTTCGGCATCAGGCACCCGTCGGTTTCGAACTGGAAGCGTCACGGAATTCCTGAGGATCGCCTGCAAGTCATCCAGCTTCGCTATCGGAAGGTGCCGGCCGTTAAGGCGACTTTGGACTTCCATCCGTGGACGGACAGGGTCTAAGGAGATCGTCATGGGTTGGCGGCTTCTTACCGAGTGCTACGACCGCTCCTTTGCCGGCATGGCGGACAGCGAGTGGCGCGTGTTCTGCGTGATCTGCAGGCACGCTGACGACGAGACGGGCGGCGACTGCTTCCCGAGCACGGCCCTGCTTGCACGTAAGAGCCGTCTTTCCGAAAAGATCGTGAAAAAGGCTGTGCAAGGTCTTGAGTCCAAAGAATGGATCAGAACAGAGCAAAAGCCCGGCGGGATAAGATTTTTCTACGTTGACGCGAAGAGGGTTAGCGCCGCTCCGGTTCTCGTTCAGGAAAAAGTCGGACCACGTGAAGAAGGTCACCCCCGTGAAGAAGTTCACCCCCGTGAAGAAGTTCACCCCCGTGAAGAAGTTCACCCAGAGGGGGTGCAGATGTTCGCCCCGGGGGGGTGCACTTCTGCACCCCTAAATAAACAATTAAATGAACAAGTAAAAGATCAGTCTTCTTTCGTGCACTTTGCGCTGTCGCGCGCGTGCACGACCGTCGACGACATCCCTGCTGATGTCTTCGGGCCTGATCCCGACATCAGCAATCCGCCTGCGGAACTTCCCCCTGTCAAGGAAAAGCCAGCAAAGGAAAAGACCGCCTCCAAGAAGGGCACCCGCTTTAACCTCGAGACCCTGCCCGAACAGTGGGCTCTAGCGGCCAAGGCCATTCGTCCCGACGTTGACCCCCGCAAGGTCTTCGAAGAATTCCGCGACTACTGGATCGCCCGTCCGGGGGCTGGTGGTTGCAAGCTCGATTGGGCGGCCACTTGGCGCAACTGGGTGCGCAAGATCTCTGACGCGGATGCCAGGCGCATGAACTCTGCTGCCCAAGCGTATGCACGCCGTGAAAGTAATCCGTGGATTCCTAAGGACCCTAAGCCCGTTGACCCCGAGCTGAAGGCCGCACGCGCTATCTTCGGAGGGCTTATCTGATGCTTTACTCGGCCAGCACTGTGCCCGCACGCCCCGTCGACTACACCACCGTCAGCTTTCGTTTCGGAAAAGCCGTCGAGCACCTGCACGAGATGCGCTTCCCCGTTGCGGGAAACACGCTCACCGTGATCGTCGAAGACACCGACTCGATCCAGGGCGTCGATCTTTCTTACTGCCGCTCCCGGATCGTCTGGCTGGATATCCCCGCCGACAAGCAGCGCCGCGGCGTCGCGCTCTGGTACGAGCTTCTCAAGCCTGAGCACCTTCCGCAAAAGATGTACACGGACTCTTCCAAGGGCCTTTTTATGTACGACCCGATAACCAAGAAAGGACAACACTTCCATGAATGACCCTATCGTCGAGCAGATCGGCGGGCCCACGTCCCCGCGCGAAATCTACGAGCAGGCGTATCGCAGTCTCGACCCTTTTTACCATCTGCGAAAGCCCAAGTCCTTCGAAGACGCCTTCATGTGCATCGTCGAGGGCCGACGAGACGGCACGCCCTGCCCGATGCTTCCTAAACTCGGCCTTCGCCCGGGCGAGGTCACCATCTGGGGCGGCATTAACGGCCACGGCAAGAGCGCCTTCACGGGCCAGATTGCTCTCATGCTCGCCGAGCAGGGTGAACGCCCCTGCGTCGTCAGCCTCGAGATGGCGCCCGAGCGCACGCTCTATCGCATGTGCTCACAGTGGCTCGGGCACGAACCCAAAACCGAGCAGGATGGCGCGCGCTTTCTTAACCACGTCCAAGAGCGCATGCTCTTTTTCGATTACGTCGGCCAGATCGAGCTGGAGGTCCTCTTTGGCGCAATCACTATCGCCGCACGGCAGCGCCAGTGCTCGCACGTCTTTATCGACAATCTCATGTGCTGTGTCCCCGGAGAGGACACCTACAACTTGCAAAAGGATTTTGTCGGCCAGCTGTGCGCGCTCGCCAAACAGCTTCACGTACACATTCACCTGATCCACCACGTACGAAAGGGAAAGGACGAGTTCGAAGAAATTGGCAAGTTCTCTTTCCGCGGCACAAGCGCCATCGTCGATCAGGTCGATAACTGCGTCACCATCCAGCGAAACAAGCTCAAAGAGAAAAAGCGCGAAGAGGGGCAGCTTTCACCAATCGAGGACCACGAAGAAGCCGACGTCATCCTCGCCGTGTGCAAGCAGCGCAACGGCCGCTGGGAGGGACGGCGCTGGCTCTGGTTCGAGCCTGAGTCCGGTGCTTACTGCATCGACGGCGACAGAAAGACGCCCTGGGAGGTGAAGGCATGAAAGCCCCGCTTTTTGTTGAGGTTTATGGCTGTACCGACGAGCTCAAGAAAACGCTGGACCTGTGCAAGCGTTTCGTCGCGGGTTGGGACAAAGCCAGGGCAGGCGGCTATGGCCTTCTTTTCTTCGGAAACCCCGGCACGGGCAAGAGTCATCTGGCGGTTTCGATCCTCAAGGAGCTTATCCCCCAGGGCGTCACGGGCCTCTACACGCGCGTGTCGGACTTAATCGGCTACATCCGCGCGCAGTGGCGCCCGGACTCCGAGACGTCTTCCTATGCCGCCGTTCGCCGGTACGTCGACCTTGACCTTCTCGTGCTCGACGAGCTTGGCGTCCAGTCCGGCACCGCCAACGAGCAGACGCTGCTCTTCGAAGTGATTGACGCTCGGCTGTCAGAGAACCGCCCGACCATCTTCCTGTCGAATCTGAAGCCGAAGCAGCTTGCGCCTGTGATCGGTGAGCGCCTCGTCGACCGCATAAAGGGCAAGTGCGTTCCGCAACAGTTCTCCGGAGAGAGCCGGCGCAAGCCGCTCTCGGCGGACGTTTTCGGGGTGGCGGTATGAGCCAGATCCTCCACGACTCCGACTGCGCCGTGCACAACGAGCCTGCTTATCCGGCAGGCCCGTGTGATTGTGGAGCACAGGCTAAAGCTCAGCGTAGATATCTGAGATTCCTTTATCTCCGGGCTTGTAGCCGACTGGCGCGGTTTCGAAACGAATCCCGGTATCGACTAGCGCTTGCATGTCTGAGACACGGTAAAGCGTCCAAAACGGAACGCGTCGTCCTGACTGGCTACCGCCTTCTGTTTGGTAGCCGCGAAGCACGAGGTTTTTTGCGCTACTTAGGCCGAATGCGGCAGGTACAACAGTACGGCTGTAGCCGTGATAGGTGAATCGAACGATGTGTCTCTCTTGAATGGCGCGACACAAAACATCTCTAACCATAGAAATAAATCCTCCGTGGGGTGGTTGATGAGCGTTCTGGCGAGAACACTTCAATCATCTCACGGGGGACCAAGAGAGGAAATATGGTTTTCAAAGTGGATTTGTCCAGTGACGAAATCGTCACGCTTCTCGCGGTCCTGGAGTCCTCGGGTCACACGGCCCTGGCCGTCAAGGTGCGCGACCAGATCCAGACGCAACGGGAGGAGGCCGGCGATGACGCAGAAGAGTGATCAGCGCGAGAGGGACGCGTACCGAACGGGCCGGCACGCGGGCCTGGAGGATGCATGCCCGAGCCAGTTCGCGCCGTCAATGGGCGGGCGCTCAAGCCCTTTGTGGCAGTCCTTCATGCTCGGCTACCTCGAGGGCCGCAAGGAGCGCTTACGCAATCTTGAAGCTCAGCGCAAGGGAGGCGGGCATGTTCGCTGAAGGCTTGGCCGCACAGAAAAAACTCATGGCGCGTGGCCGCTTGAAGGCCGGCACCATGAACCGCACCGAGAAGGCCTACAGCGTTTGGCTTGAAGGCGAAAAGCACGCGGGGCGCATTCAGGCCTGGTGGTTCGAAAGCCTCAAGGTGAGAATCGCCCAGGACGCGTGCTGGTACACGCCCGACTTCATGGTGCTGATGTCCGACGGCACGCTCGAGCTGCACGAGGTAAAGGGCAGCCCCGCGATCTTTGCCGATGACGCAAAGGTCAAGGTCAAGGCGTGCGCGACGCAGTATCCCTTCCCTGTGAAGGTCGTTTATCCGAAAACCAAGAAATCAGGAGGAGGCTGGGATGTCCAGGCCTACTAAGAACCAGGGAGAAAAGGATGTCTTCGAACGCAAGGAGTTCGTTTCGAGCTTTCTACCACCAATGGCAACAGCTCTCCTTGTTCGAGCAGCTCGAGCGGCCGCCGAGCTCCCGGAGGACAGCGTCGAGCGAAAGAAGCTCATCGAGGACGCCATTGCGAAGACCCGAGAAATGTGCCCGAATCACTTCAGGCGCGGGGACTCGAATTGTGGCTATTAGCGACAGAGGCGTGCGCATCGGCGAGGATTCGATCTTCGCGCGCTGGACCGACCACGAGGTCGACCAGGTCCTGGCCCTGCGCGAAGAGGGCTGCGCGATACGAGAAATCGCGCGGATTATGGACATGCCGAAGTCCACGGTGTGGGCCATGTGCGCGGGGATCATCCGCGGCAAATTGCCAGCACGATATAAGAGGGTGAAGCGATGACTGACAGCAAGAAAAAGCCCGCCCGCCCGGGCTCTGAAAACTTGGTGACGATGCGGGAGCGAAGCAAGGAAGAAGCAAGGGCCTTGGGCAAGAAAGGCGGCATCGCCTCGGGCAAGACTCGCCGTGAGCGCAAGACCTTCAGGGAGCTCTTTAACGTGGCCCTTGCGGCCCGCAATGAGCAGCTTGGCTGCACCAACGCCGAGGCCATCGTGGCCGCCATGATCGGCACGGCTCTGGACGGGGACACCAAGGCTTTCTCGGCCATTCGCGACACCATCGGCGAGAAGCCCGTCGAGATGGTCACCAAAGCGCTGTCGGGCGATGTCACCTTCAAGTGGGGGGAGAAGAAAGACGAATGACAGAGATCGTAATCCCGTACCAGCCTAGATTTCCGCAGGACGAAATCCACCGCCAGCTCGAGTCGCACCGCTTTGCCGTGCTGGTGGCGCATCGACGCATGGGCAAAACGGTTCTGGCGGTCAACCACCTCATCAAGCGCGCCATCGTCGACGGCAAGGAGCGCGGCTTTTACGCCTACCTTGCGCCATTTCGCATTCAGGCCAAGGCCATCGCCTGGGCGTACCTCAAGCACTACACGGCCCCTATCCCAGGGCTCAAGGTCAACGAGGGCGAACTCAGTATCGTTCTGCCCAACGGTGTGACCATCCGCATCTTCGGCGCCGACAACCCCGACGCGCTGCGCGGCCTGTACTTCGACGGCGTCGTGCTCGATGAGGTGGCTCAGATGAAGCCCGAAGTTTGGGGCGAGATTCTCCGCCCGGCTCTTGCAGACCGTGGGGGCTGGGCCGTCTTTATCGGCACACCCAAGGGCGTCAACCTCTTCTCCCAGACGTACGACAAAGCGCTCGAGCTCATGGGAAAAGGTGATCCCGAGTGGGTGTCCATGCTCTACAGCGTCGAGCAGACGCACGTGATACCCGACAAGGAGCTTGAGGCCCTGCGGCAGGAAATGAGCGAGAACGAGTTCAGGCAGGAATTTCTGTGCGACTTCAACGCCGCGGCGAACAACGCACTCATCAGCATCGACGACGTGCGCGCTGCAGCCGGTCGACACTACGAAGAAAAGGACTACGCCTTCGCGCCGCGCATCATGGGTGTGGACGTGGCTCGCTTTGGCGACGACGCAAGCGTCATCTTTAAGCGCCAGGGCCTTGCGGCCTTTGAGCCTATCGTCATCCGCAAGTTCGACACGCAGGCCGTGGCCGACCGCGTGGCAATCGAGATGGTGGCTTTCAAGCCTGACGCTGTTTTCATCGACGCGGGTGCCGGTGCCGGTGTCATCGACCGCCTTCACCATCTCGGGATGGACGTTACTGAGGTGCCCTTCGGCGGCCAGGCCGTGGACCCTCAGCATCACAACCGCCGGATGGAGATGTGGTGGGGTGTCCGCGAGTGGCTCCGATCAGGAGGCGCGATTCCTTCGAGCGTGCAGTTGCAGGCAGACCTTTGCGCGCCAACGTATGGCTACACCCCCGCAGGCAAGAAGATTCTCGAGCCAAAGGAAAAGATCAAAGAGCGCATCGGACGCTCACCTGACCTTGCCGACGCTCTTTGCCTGACCTTCGCCGCCCCCGTGCGCCCCGCCATCGATCGCAACTTCGAGCGCCAGATCTACGGTGATCGTCATCAGGACTGGGACGCGGACGACGAGTTTGACCGCGCTTGGCGTCGATAGTGTCCATAGACGAGACGCAAACCATGGGAGGATGCGCTCATGAAATTTGAAGTCATTTCGCCATTGGAAGCGACGCGCTCCTGTCGTGAGCTCATCGAAGAGAACTTTGCGGAGTCGGGCATGCGCGGCACCAAGCTCAAGCTGCAGGAAGAGTTCTATCGGTCCCTCGCGGGCACGGCGTCTTTCTGCATTGTGGCCAAGGTAGGTGCCGAGCCCGTGGGACTTGTGTGCGTTCTCATCCTGCGGCACATGCACACGGACGAGTGGATCGCCACGAACGACACGCTTTTCGTGTCCAAGCCTTGGCGTCCGACGGGCGTCGGCGGCCGACTCTTCATCCGGGCCGAGCGCCTGGCCTACGAGCGGGGCGCAACCACTTTCCAATGGCAGACGGATGAGGATTCACCGCTTGATGCCGCCTTGGCGCGGCGTGAGCATTTCGAAAAACAGGTAACCTACTTTAGGAAATTGCGTCATGGGTAGCAGCGTTTTTGGAGCCATCACGGGCGGCCTTCTTGGCACGGTCGAAAGTCTTTTGGGCATGAAGGAGTCTCGGGATCAGAAGGAGCTCGCGGAAAAGCAGCTCGAGCTTCAGCGCCAGACGGCGCAGCAGGAAGAGCAGACCCGCAATAAAGCGAACCAGCGCCAGCCCGACCTCGATTCGCTGTTGCAGTCCAACACGTCCAGTGGCATGGGGAGCACGTCCCTGACGGGCACCGCGGGCGCGCCTATTGACCCGACAAAGCTGGGCAAGGGCAATAGTCTTCTGGGCGGAGGCCTGTAACCATGCCCGTGACGGATCCCAAAAGCGTACGCCAGCGCTTCCAGGAGCTCAAGGACCAGCGGAGCCAATGGGAGCCGTTATGGCAAGACATCCGCGATTACGTTGTGCCCGATCTCGGAGTCTTCCCCGGCGAAGAGCAGACCGAAGGCGGCAAGCGCTACGCGCGGCTCTATGACGCCGAGGCAACGTGCTGCGCCGATATTCTGGCAGCGGGGTTGCTCAGCGGCGTCTCCTCGCCCTCTCGCCCGTGGCTCAAGCTCACGACGATGGACCCCGACCTCGACAAAGTGCCGGGCGTCAAGGAGTACCTCGCGGAGCTCGAGCACCGAATGCTTCTGCGCTTTGCCAAGGCCGAAGCGTACAACGCGCTCCATCAGTCCTACGTTGAGCTTGCCGCTTTCGGGCAGGCCTGCACCATTATCAAGCCGCACCCGAGCCGCTTGCTTGCCTTGCAGAACCTTACCATCGGCGAGTACTGGCTCAGTGCCGACCCGTACGGTACAGTCGACACGATGTACCGCAGGTTTCGCATGACCGCCAAGCAGATGGTACAGCAGTGGGGTCTGGACGAGGTTTCTTCCCAGGTAAAGTCCGCCTACAAGGCCGACCCGTTCAAGCGCTTTGATATCGTCCACGCCATTGAGCCGCGATGGGACCGCGACGAGGCCAAGCGCGACAAGCTCAACAAACCATTCAAGTCGATCTACTTCGAAGAGGGACAGGACGATTCGCTCCTCTCTGAGTCTGGCTTTGATACCTTCCCCGTCATGTGCCCGCGGTGGATGACGTGCGGTCCTTCGGTGTACGGCCGCGGCCCCGGCGCTCGGGCCCTGTCGGCGAGCAAGTCTCTGCAGCGACTGCAAAGCCGCCTCGCCACGCTCGTGGATTACCAGACGAACCCGCCGCGCAGCTACCCCGCCTCATACAAGGGCACGCTCTCCGAGTTTCGGCCTGGGGGACTTATCCCCATCACGACGCAGGACCAGCCTGCGCTGCGCGTGGCCTGGGAGCCTGCGGGCGACGCCAATGCCGTGCAGGCCCTCATCATGGCCCGCAAGCAGGAGATTCAGCGTTACTTCTTTGCGAACGTTTTCCAGATGATCGCCGCCAGCGCGGGCGATCAGCGTACGGCCACGGAAGTGCAGGCTCTCGAGCAAGAAAAGGTCTTGCTCCTCGGTCCCGTGCTCGAGCGCCTGCACTCCGAGTTGCTCGATCCGCTTGTCAGCACGACCTTCAACTTGATGGTCGAAAACGACGAGCTTCCCCCGAACCCACCAGATGAGCTGCTCAATCGCAACCTCAGCGTCGAGTACATCAGCGTCTTGGCCAAGCAACAGAAGAACGCCAGCATGCAGGGCATCGTCAATGCGGTCACGCAGATCGGCGCTCTGGCGCAGATGAATCCGACGGCTCTCGACAAACTCGACACCGACGCTGTGATCGATGAGCTGGCGGATATGAACGGCGTGCCGCCCTCGCTCATTGTGGCCGGCCAAAAGCTTGCCCTGATTCGTCAGACTCGCGCCGAGCAACAGCAGGCCTTGGCTCAGCAACAGCAGTTTGCCGAGGCCGCCAAGGTGATGAAGGACGTGGGATCCGCAGCCGACTCACAAGGGCTCCAGCAGGCCTTGGCCGAGCCCGCTTACTAATGGTGTCCATACAGGGAGCAAGACATGGATCAGACTTTGCCGCAAGAAGAGGGCATTTTCGCCGAACAGGACCGCATCAAGCTCGAAGCCTTGGAGGCCAAAAAGCGCGAGGGGCTGCTCGACGCAGACCTGCGTTCTGTCCTATCCACAACCACGGGACGCAGGGCGCTCAAGTGGATCCTCGATCAAACGGGCTTGTTCGAGTCGGTGAGCTCCACAGATCCGACATCGATGGCGCTTCTTTCCGGACGCCGCGATGCGGGCCTTGCGATCGCACGCCGCCTGCAAAGCGTCGATGAATCACTCTTCTACCAAATTTTCAAGGAGTCCGATAGGTGACTGAAGAAATCGCAACCACCGAAGCGCCGGCAACTGAAGTTGTCGAAGACGGCATCGGTGTTGAAGCTCCCGCCCAAGCCCCTGCGGCTGAAGGCACCGCTCCCCAGACCGCGCCCCAGACCGAGGCTGATGAGGCCGGCATCGGGGCAGAGCCAGAACAGCAGGCCGCTCCTGCGGCGGCCGAGTACACCACGGACGGGATCGAATTGCCCGAGGGCATGGAGCTTGATACGAAGGCCGTGGGCCAGCTCGCCGATGTGTGCCGTGAGCTGAAGGTTTCGCCAGAGGCCTTCCGCACCATCACGGCCAAGATGACGCCCGTTCTCGCTGCCCGTCAGGCTGAGCAGTTGGGCGAAGTGCGCAAGGCATTCTTGGCTCAGGGTCGCGCCGACAAGGAAATGGGCGGCGTGAACTGGGCGGCAACTAAAGCCACGGCCGGCAAGGCCTTCGCCAAGTTCGTCGACCCTGAGACGCGCAGCCTCTTTGTCAAGCTTGGCCTGGATTGTCACCCGGGCGTGATCCGCGCGTTCAAGCGCATCCAGGAGTCCGTCTCCGACGACGTGGTCGTGCGCGGCGAGACGGCGGCACAGCGCGACGTGCTCAAGAACTTCTACGACCATTCGGACATGAACTAATTATTAACCCTAACCAGCAAGGTGAAAAATGGCTGTTCTCACTTCCACGAAGTACGCGACGCTTGCTGATTTGGCCTCTCGCCTTGACGGCGAGGGTCGAATCGCTCCGATCGCTGAAATCCTCAACCAGCAGTTGCCCATTCTGAATGACTTGGGCTTTGTTGAATGCAACAAGACCGACGGCTACCTGCACACGATTCGCACGGGTCTGCCCACCCCGACGTGGCGCAAGCTCTACGGCGGCGTGCAGCCCTCCAAGTCCACGACCGCTCAGGTCACGGACACGTGCGGCAACCTCGAAGCCTACGCTGAAGTCGACAAGGATATTGCCGATCTGAACGGCAACACGGCCAGCTTCCGCCTCAGCGAAGACCGCCCCTTTATCGAATCCATGGGCCAGACCATGGCCGAGACGATGTTCTACGGTGACACCACCAAGAACCCCGAGCGCTTCACTGGTATCGCGGCCCGCTACAACCGCCTGCCCGGTGCGAAGGCTCCCGCCTCCTCGCGCAACGTGATCAGCTGCGGCGGCACGGGCGAGCACCTCACGAGCATCTACTTCATCAGCCACGACGTCTTCCATGGCATCTACCCGAAGGGCTCGAAGATTGGCCTGTCCAAGTCCGACAAGGGACAGGTGACGATCACCAAAGAAGACGGCTCGCGCTTTGAGGCTTACCGCACGCACTACAAGTGGCAGGCCGGCACGATCCTTGATGACTGGCGCGGTTGCGCCCGCGTGTGCAACGTGGCCCTGTCGGGCACGGCAACCACGGGCGACGCCTTGATCAAGGCCATGATCGAAGCCAAGAATAAGATCGAAGCCAAATACTTGGCCAAGCTCAAGATCTACGTCGCGCGTGACGTCAAGACCGTCCTGGAGCTCGCGGCTCTGGATAAGTCCGCTTCGTGCCTGTCGATCACGCAGGCCGCGGGTCAGTTCCAGACCAGCTTCTTCGGCATTCCCATCGAAGTGTGTGACGCGATCAGCACTTCTGAAACTCAGGTTCAGTAAGGAGGAAAACGATCATGCGCTTTGACGAAAACCTTTACATGAAGATGACCCTCACGGGCACGAGCGTGTCCTCCGATACGTTCGACCTCGGTGCCGCCGGCATTGCCGAGGGCCCGGGCGTCTTTGTCGTGACCGTCACGACGAAGGCCACGGCCGCCACGAAGGTTGAGCTGCAGGCCTGCGACGACAACGCCACGTTCGCCGCCGTGGGTGCCGCTTCCATTGCCGCCAACTCCGACGTCGGCACCCAGGCCGTCATCGATGTGCCGTCGGGCGTGGGTCGCTACCTCAAGCTTGTGGCCACGGGCACGAGCATGGGCGGGGCCCTGGAAGCGGGCTTTACGCTCGCGGCCACGTCGGCCAAGGGCATCGAAGACTATGCCGCAAACTAAGAGGGGGTGATCCTTCTATCTCGCAGGCCACGGCCTGTGTCGCGGGGGCCTGGTGCCCCCGTTTTCGTATGAGGTAAAAGATGGCTACTGTCGTCGACATTTGTAACCGCGCCTTAGTTCTACTTGGTGACCGCGGCACCGTCTCTTCCATCGACCCGCCCGAAGGCTCGGCGCAGGCCGACCATTGCGCTCGCTTCTACCCGATGGCTCTGAAGGAAGCCCTGACGGCCTTCCCGTTCTCTTTCTCCATTAAGCGATGCACCCTGCCGCGCTCTGCCACGCAAGTCGTGGGGGAGGCCGACAAGTACGCCTTTGTCCTCCCGAGCGACTGCCTGTACTTGGTGGAAGCCTACTCGCAGGACAACTGCAACCTTCCCGTCGAGTACAACATTGAGCAGATCGGCGGCGTGCGATGCGTGATCAGCAACCAGCCTTCGATGTGGGCTAAGTACGTCTCGGGCGAAGTCAACGCTTCGATCTTTACGGCCTACTTCGAGTCGGCCGTCACGCACCGTCTGGCGGCGTTTCTGGCGGGAGCCTTGATGCCCGGCTCGAGCGGCATCAGCCAGGCGCAGGATCAGCTCAAGCTCTACGAGTACGAGATCCAAAAAGCGATCGGCGCGGACGTGATCCAACAGCGCGTTCAGCACAAGCAGGTCACGATGCTGATGGGTGACTACACGGGCGATTTGACGGGAGGCGCCTATGTCTACGACTAAAGCCATCCAAGTCTCCTTTGCCGGCGGAGAGTTGTCCGAGTCCATGTACGGCCGCATGGATGACCAAAAGTACCAGACGGGCCTTGCCAAGTGCTCGAACTTTTTGGTCTTGCCGCAGGGCGTGGTCCAAAATCGGCCTGGCTTTTCCTACGTCAATGCCGCCAAGTACTCGGACAAGCCTGTGCGCTTGATCCCGTTTCGCTTCAACTCGGAGCAGACCTGTGTGATTGAGCTCGGCGACAAGTACGCCCGCTTTCACACAATGGGCGCGACGCTCTTAGCAGAGGGCGGGGAGCCTTATGAGATTGCCACGCCCTGGGACGCCAAAGACGTATTTGATCTGCACTATGTGCAAAGCAACGACGTGCTCACGTTTGTGCATCCGCACTACCCGCCCCAAGAGATGCGCCGTTATTCTTTGACGGACTGGCGCGTTGAGGCTCCCGATTTTGGCTTGAAGCTTGACGCGCCCAAGGGGGTGAGCGCCAGGCGCAAGACGAGCGCCGACAACGATAGCAACGCGGAAAAGTACGCGTTCGACTACAAGGTCAGCGCTCTGAATTCCGACAAGACGCAGGAGGGCCCTGCCTCCGAAAAGGTCACGGTGACCGCGAACCTCTACGCCACGGGCACCACGGTTGAGATCAGTTGGGAGGCCGTCGCGGGCGCGTCGTTCTACCGCGTGTACAAAAATAAGGGCGGGTTGTATGGCTACATCGGCGACACCGAGGACCTGTCCATCATCGACGACGGCATCGCGCCCGAGACGGACGTCACGCCCAGACGGCTTGACGAAGTCTTCAAAGCCGCAAACGCCATCACTTCTGTGACCGTCACCAACGGCGGATCTGGCTACATTCAGAATCTGCACGGCGCAAAGCTGCCCGAGGCCTTTGCCTTGGACAAGCCCGACGAATGCTCGAGCTACTACGACACGAGCGGCAACCCGCGCACGCTCCCCTTCAGCGGGAACATCTCCAACCCCGGCAGGCCGCAAACCTCATACAGCGGAGGCTCCTCGGGGCAGGCAATGATCGACAAGACTCTGATTGAGATCGTCGACCTTGCCGGCACGGGTTCGGGCGCTCAGGTGTCGGCAACCTTCGTGACGGGGACGGGAACCTACGAAGTGCCGGACTCAGTGGAAGGCTTCGACACGTTCACGTACACCTATGCCACCGTTACGTCCGTGACGATCACCGAGGCCGGCAACAGCTACAAGAAGCCCGCTCTGCGCATCTACACGGAGTACTTCAGATATGGCGCTCTGGGCTATAACAACTACCTGACCTACCGCTACACGTGGGAGCTCGAGCGCCTGGACACGGGCATCACCCTGAACGTCATCGACAGCACGGGGCGTGGCGCAGAGCTTGAGGCGCAGGTTGTAGACGGGGCCATCGCGAGCGTCAAGGTTCTCAAAGGCGGCGAAGGCTACACCGATCCTCAGATTCGGGTGATTTCCACAACCGGCACGGGCGCAGTCCTCGACCCCGTTGTGACGGTGGGTGGCAGCTACCCCGCCGCCGTGGGTTACTTCGAACAGCGCAAATGTTTCGCGGGCATGGCCATGGACCCGCAGGCTTTTGTGATGACACGCACGGGGACCGAGACCGACATGTCCTACTGCCTGCCTTACAAAGACGATGATCAGGTTTACGCGCGTTTGGCTTCCAATGAGTTCGACTCCATCGAGCACATCGTCAGCCTCGGGCAGATGATCCTGCTGACCTCTGGCTCGGTGGCCGTGATCAGCACGAAGAACTCGGACGCCATCACGCCCGATTCCGTGAACGCCGTGGTGCAGTCTTCCGTAGGAGCCACGACGGTGCGGCCCTTGGTGGTCAACAACGTGGTCTTGTATGTCGGTGCGGCGGGCGCTCACGTGTGGGAGCTCGGGTATCAGTACGAAAAGGGCGGATACGTGCCAGGCGACATGTCCCTGAGAGCGGCGCATCTTTTTGACTTCAAGACGATCGTCGACTCGGCGCAGTCGCGAAGCCCCACGCCCATCATGTGGTTTGTCTCCTCCGACGGCAAACTGCTGGGCATGACGTACATTCCCGAGCAGGCCATCGGCGCGTGGCATCAGCACGCGACGGACGGGTCTTTCGAGTCCTGCACCTCGGTGATCGAAGACGGCGAGGACCGCCTCTACTGTGTGGTGCGCCGTGAGATTCAAGGGCAGATCGTGCGCTATATAGAACGCATGAACTCGCGGCAGATCGTCAAGCTCGAGGATGCGGTCTTCGTCGATTGCGCGGGGCAGTACAAGGGGCCCGCCACAACCGAGATCAGCGGTCTGACGTGGCTCGAGGGCAAGACCGTTTCGATCCTTGCGGACGGCGCGGTGCGCCCGCAGCAGACGGTGGTCGACGGCAAGATCACCCTGGACGCGCCGGCAAGCGTGGTGCAGGTAGGTCTGCCGTACACGTCGGACCTTCAGACCCTGCCCGTGACGCTCTCCATCCCCGGGTACGGGACGGGCAACACGAAGAACGTGAGCCGAGCGTTCATCCGCGTGCGGCAGTCAAGCGGTATCTTTGCCGGTCCGTCGTTCGACGAAGCCGACATGACCGAGCACAAGCAACGCACCACGGAACAGCCGGGCACGCCTCCGAGTCTTGTAAGCGGTGTCATCGACCTACAGCTCTATGGTAAGTGGACGGACTCGGGCGCGATCTGCCTGCGACAGAGCAACCCCTTGCCGCTCGAGGTGTTGAGTGTGACGTTAAAGGTCGACTACTAACCGTCCATAGAAGAGCGATCAGAAGGGGTACCTTCTTGGCAAACTCAAGAGGTACCCCTATGCCTTCCAATTTCACAGGCCTGACGCAATCGGGCTACTCTCAAATGACGCCCTACGGGGCTTTCCAAAACGTCGGCGATAGCATTGAGAAGATGCCAACGGGCGGCTCCGATTTCGTGCAGGGCATGAAGTGGGGCTATGCGGGCTCGCAAGCCTCCGTCGGCGTCTTCACGGCCTGGCACGAGGCCCGCTATCAAAGAAGCATCCTATACATGCAGGCCCAGCTTCAGGACATGCAGACCAAGCAGCTCGACACCGCCGCCGATGATGCGATGCGTGCGGGCTACCAGCAGGCCGCTTCAATCTCTTTCCAGGCCGGCCAGGCCAAGGGCTCCCAACGCGCCAGCATGGGCGGCTCGGGTCTTCAGGTAGGCGTGGGCTCGAGCGCCCGAGTTCTGACGAGCATCGATATCGCCAAAGAGATGAATGTGAACCAGGCCTTGGCCAACGCCGTCACGGCCTCTTTTGGTTACCGCCGGGCGGCAACGAATTCGCGTGCCGAAGCCATGGCCATCCGTCAGACGGCCTCCAACATCAAGCCGTGGGCCGCGGCCCTCTCGCAACTGGTGAGCGCATCGATGAATGCGATGAGCATGAGCGGCTTTGGTGGCGGCTCGAGCGCAAGCTCTTCGATGGGCGGCAGTATCGACTTGAGCAATCTGAGCTCTGCGGCAAGCGACAACGGGCAGGCGTTCAGCATTGCCGGAAACTTCTCGTGGTGACGTAAATGGCAAACATGCAGGTACCTAATCCTTACTCCCAGGGAGTGCAGGTAACCCGTCCGATGGAGATGGGCCTTGTTTCCGCACCCCTACAGAACAACCCCGCGAATGAGCGGGCGGCAGACTACGCCGCCCATCAGAAAGAGTTCGCGCAGGCCATGCAAAAGTACCAGGACGAGGTCGATCGTACGCGCGTGATGGACCTCACGAACCAACTCGACGACGTGGTGCAGGATCTTACCTATGGCGAGAAGGGCTACCAAAAGCTCGAAGGCGTCAATGCGCTTGAGCGCCCCGACGGCAAGAGTCTTGCCGAGGAAATGGACGATGGCTATCAGACCCGCGCCGCCGCCATCATCGCCAAGGCCGGTAATCAGAAACAGCGCATGATGATCACTGAGATTTCATCCCGCATGCGCCAGGGTCTGCGCGGCAATGTTGACGGATGGATGGTCCGCCAACAGCAGGCCTACACGGCCGCAGTTGAGGCAGACAAGCTCGAGCGTGCGGGGCGCAAGGCTCTCTCGACAGACCCCGCCGAGTCCGAATCGGGCTTTTATCTTCTGCGCGAAACCGTCAGCCAACAGGCAAAACGCAAGGGGGTGCCCGCGGACTATGCGAGCGTACTCGGTCCTCTGCACCTCGAGCGTGCCGCCGACATCGTCGACGCTCAGGGATCGGACGCGGGCAAGTCCTACCTCAAGCGCTACCGTCAGGAGATGACGCCGGCGCAGATCAGCAAGCTTAACGACATCATCGACAGCCGCCGTGAGGCCGAAACGATCACGAACCTGACGGGAAACATCCTCTCCAAGGGCTACAGCAAGCAAGACGCTCTGGCGCAGGTTGACTCGCGCTCCGCTCCCGAGATTCGCAGCAAGGTGCGCAAGCTTGTCGAGGATGCCTACGATACGGTCGAGGTTGCCCGCAAAGAGCGCGTCGACGAGCTGACGAACGAAATCTACAAGGCCTACGCCAACCGCCAGGCAATTCCAACCCTCGTCAAGCAAGAGCTCAAGGAGCTCGACCCGAAAAAGTACACCTCGCTCTTCGACGGTGACGGCGTCTTTTTGGAGTACGGCAAAGCGCCGGCGAACTCGGATTCGCAGACTCTTGCTTACCTCGAGGGGCTGGAGTGGGTCGACCCCGACGAATTCTCCCTGACCTCGCTCGAGCAGTACGCGCACAAACTGAGCAAGGCCGACTACACGCGCTTGCAGACCGTGCAGGAAAAGTACGGCAACAGCAACTACAAGCAGTTCCAAAAGGAGCTCAAGCTGCGCATGCAGATGGACAAAATCGACCCGTCGACGCCCAAGGGCAAGAAAATCCTCAAGGCCGGCGAGATCGCCTACGATCAGGCGGCCGTCAACTACAAGGGCGGTATCCCCAAGGAACAGCGACAGGACATTGTCGCCACGATCTTTACCGAGACGCCCGGGTTCTTCAGCGACACGCCCATGTACTCGCGCATCCTTGAAAAGCCCGATCAGAGTGTCTCGCAGACGCTCATGGAATACAGGGCCGTCAACGAGCAGGGCGCAAAGGACTACTACGCCAAGCGCGTCGAAGACTTCAAGGACATTACGGGCCTGGACAGCATGCCGACGTGGGAGAACCTCAACGACACGCAAAAGCGGGCCTTCATCTCCCTAGCCACAGGCTTTGGCTGGCCGTCGGATCTTTTCGAAGAGGCACGCAAGAAGGTGTCCGACTACATGCAAGAGGACGCCCGCAAGGGCATCTACCACAAGGTCGACAACCAGACCGTTGAGGCCATGCTTGTCTACAGCCTCTTCAAATCCAAGAAGGCCCCGCCCTCGGCCGTGGTCAAAGGAAAACAGAGCACCGAACAGGACTAAGTGATGCAAGAGACGAATGAAGCTGTGGCGACAGACGGCGTCGATCAGATGCTGGTCCCCGAACAAAAAGCCCCTGAGCGCGAGTTTGACCCGTTCAAGTATCAGGAGCAAAAGCTGATCAGCCCTGCGGCAGACGCCATGGGCGGAAATGAAGCCAAGGCCGTACGCTCCCGACAGATCGCCAAGGATCTTGGCGTGTCCCGCACGGCCGTAGACCTGAACTACGACAACATGCAGACGCTGGCCGAGAAAGCGGACCGACGGCGCGCTCTGTCGCGTGCGCCGTCCGTGGCTCGGTGGGCGGTCAAAAACCCGTACGACGCCGCCGTTCTAAAAACCGACATCGGTTTCTTTGAGGGCATTGAAAACGAGATCGGCCAGATCGGCTCGTCGATCTCCCGCGGCTTTAAGGTTGGCGATATGGTGGCCGAGCAGGGCGCGGATTGGGCGCGTCTTGGCAACGCAAAGCCGAGTGAAGATTTTCTCAAGTCCGACAAAGCGCGCGATCAGCGCATGCAGGATCTGACGGCCGGCGATGACGGCTTTTTCTTTTCGGCCTCGCAGGTCGTCGGCACGATGTACCGAGGGATGATTGAAGGCCTTGAGGGCGGCGCGGCAACGGCGGCCTTGGGCGGCGCGGCAATGGCTGCGGGCGCCATCCCCGTGGCGGGGCAGGCGCTTCTTGGCGCGACCGCCATCGGGTCTGCCGCTTACGGCACGTACCTGATCGAGGGCGGGCTCAACCTGAAGGAGCAGTACGACGAGGGGGTTGACTACGACAAGGCACGCACCATCGCCACGGGCGTTGGCTTTGCCAACGCCCTGACGGAAATGGTTGGCCTGCACCTGCTTGGCAAGGCGGCGGCACCAGCCCTGCGGCCTTTGGTCAAACGATTTTCTCCCAAGACTGTCGCGTCCCTCGAGAACATCACTACCCTCGGCGCTCTGCGCGACGCGGCCAAGATGCTGGCCGTCGGCACCGGGCAGGAAGTGGTGACGGAAGTCATTCAGGAAGTTAACGCGATTGCAGGCGAAGAGCTTGGCAAAGCGTGGTCCGGAATCGACAGCGACCTGACGGCGGAGGCTTTCGTCGACCGATTGCGCGATGTGGCCGTGCAGACGGCCAAGGCCATGGTGGTACTCGGCGGCATCTCGGCGGGCCCGGCAATCGTGGCAAACATGAACCGCGTCCGTGTGGCCAAGCAAAACGCCGAAGCGTTGGGACGCATCCTCGACAACTACAACGCCTCCCAGGCGGCCAAGACCTCGCCCGAGGTGGCCGAGGAAGTGCTCGACTCGCAGGCCAAGGAAGCAGGCGCAGACACGGTGTGGATCGACGCGCAGAGCCTGCGCCAGACGATGATCGAGCAGAGTGTCTCGGTTGAAGAGCTGCAGACCGCGTTCCCCGAGATGGCCCGTCAGGTCAACGAGCAGGCCGCCGTGGGCGGTGACGTGAGCGTGCCTCTGGCCAAGTTCGCCTCCAAGCTCGGGAGCACGAACCTCGGCCTGGCCCTGCGACAGCACGTGCGATTCAATCAGGACGGGCTCTCAGAGTACGAGGCCGCGCAGGTTGAAACGGCATACAAGCAACTGAGAACCGACGCCATCAAGGCTGCGCTTGACCCGAACGCCCAAGAGGCGACGTTGCCGACAGAACAGCAGGCACGCCGCAAGGCGGACCGCAACGCCATCAATGCCTTTAAGGCACAGATGAGCAACGGCCTTCAGGCCGCCGGCATGCGGCATAACGAGGCACGCACGCAGGCGTCCCTGGCCGCCAACATGGTGGCCAAGCTCGTGAACGACACGGGCATTCCCGCCGCACGCTTTATCGAATCGTACGCGCCGAGTATCGCCATCAAGTCAAGTGGTGGCACATCTGTTGCTGACGGCGGCGTGGGTAAGTTTTACCAGGGTGAAAATCGCTCAATTCAAGAGCAGAGTGAGTTTCAGGCAACGCTCAAGCGGTGGCTTTCTAAAGATGCCGTCACGGCAGCCAAGGGTAAGTCTCTCAACGAGATTATCTTGCAGTTTGGGAACCAACTGGAACCGATTGCCTTTGTCCCTGAACGCTTTTTGAAGAGCATTTTCTCTTCAGACATTACGGATAACCGCGTTTATTCAGGGAAGGGATATTTCCTGGATCATGTTGTTAATCATCATCCACAAGACATCGCTCTGTCTGACTACATGCGTTTGCAAGAGATGCTCTCAGAACCTGATGAGGTCATCATTGATAGGAGGGGCGGGAAAGAGGCTGCGATCTTTATCAGGAAGTATGACGCATCCTACATGGCGGTCGTTAAGGTAGAAAAGACTCCGGATGGTCGTCTTCAGCTCTACAAGTCCTTGAACAAAACCACAAAAGAAAAGCCCTATCCAAAGTTGGCTAGGGCTGAGTTGCCTGTGCACGCCCACCCCGAAACAATCGGGGATTCCTCACAATCCGTTCACGCTGAAAAGGATCAGCGCACGCCGGGAGGCGACAACTTTTCCGGTCCTGACAACTCTCAGGAGAATATTGTTCCTCGAACTGAAGGAGATGTCAAGAACGGAGCTGATGAGGTGACCGGTGAAGCTTTCCCCGGCGCTATTGCAGGCCGAAAGAAGGGGGAAGAGGCGACTGCTAACTTTGGAGAAACTCAAGAGCAAGAAATCTCTACGCTCAAACAAAGCGCAAGGGCAGGTGTTGTTCGGGGTTCTTTCTCGCCGGCGGACAACCGCATCACGCTCACGCCCAACGCCGATCTCTCGACCTTCTCGCACGAGATGGGGCACTGGTACATGGCCACGCTCATCGATCTGGTGCGTACCGAACAGGCCAACGATTCGATCCGCGAGGACGTGGCGGCGCTCTTCAAGCAGTTCGGCGTCGCCGACGTCGCATCTTGGGACGCCCTTGGGTTCGAAGGTCAGCGCAAGTATCACGAGCAGTTTGCCTCGTGGGTTGAGCAGTACTTGGCCGAAGCGAAAGCACCCAAGGGCTTGAAGCGCTTCTTTATCAACCTCGGTAAGTTCATCCGCGACGTCTACCGCAATTTCACGGGCGGCGTCGTCGAGGCCACGCAGGAGCGCTACCGCGCCGAGGTCGGCGAAGAACTGCCGGCGCTCTCGGCCGAAGTGCGTCAGGTGCTCGACCGGATGGTTATGAGTGAAAATGCCGTCAACGAGTACCAGGCCGCCGAGTCTTTGCATCCTCTCTTTGACACCAAGCCCGCGGACATGTCTGAGGCCGACTGGCTCGAGATGCAACGCGCCCGCGAAGAGGCCGACGAAGAGGGCATGGCAGAGATCGTCCAGAGGCGTGCCAAAGACGACAAGTGGTACGACACTCAGCGAGGCAAGCTCCTTCGCGAGAAGAACAAGGAAGCCAAGGAGTACCGAGCCAAGGTGCGAGAGGGTGTAGAGCGCAGTCTCAACGGGCGCAAAGAGTTCATCGCGCTCGATATTCTGGCAAGTCGCGGCAAAGACTTTGCTTTGGACAACTTCAAGTTCTCTGCCCGGAGCGTGCGTGAGCTGGGCTTTACGGAGCAGACCGTGGCAAAGCTGCGCACAATGGGCGTGATTGAAGACAGTGGAATGACTGTTGAGCAGGCCCGCGCAGCCCTTGAGCCCATGGCGCGGTTTTCCAGTGCGAAGGGGCTGATCAGGGGCCTTTTGTCGACCGAAAATCGGGAACAGAGGATTGAAGAGGAAACGACGCGACTGTGCCTGGCGCGGCGCTCGGACCTGTTCGACCCGCGTGAGATCGACCGCACGATCACGGCCGCCCTGCACAACGAGGCTCGGGCCCGCATGGTGGCCGCTGAGCTCAAGTACCTGACCAAAGACTTGACCAGCAACTCCAGAGTCTTGGCCGAGGCCGCACGCCGTGCCGCCCGCGACATCCTGGACCGCACGCCCGCCAAGGGTTTTACGCCCCGCGCGATGATGGCGCTCGAGTCGCGTGCTTCCCGAAAGGCTTACCATGCCATCCGAAACGGCGACAAGGCCGCCGCCGGCGCGTACAAGCGTCAGCAACTTGTGTACCACGAGGCCGCCCGCCTGGCCGTCGAGACCGAGAAGAGCGCCAAGAAATTCAAGGAACTCAAGGCCTCGGTCTTTAAGAGCGACAAGGCTCTTTCTAAGACCTACGACGTCAATGTGATCGCCGTGGCCCGTGCGATTCTTGCAAACCGCGGATACGGCAAGGTGCGTGCCGGCGAGATGGTGCCCGCGGAAACGTACCTGGATAAGGTCAAGAAGTACGACCCCGATCTTCTTGTGGGCCTTCAGGCTTACCTTGCCCGCCACCCCTACACGGGAGCCGACGTGCAGGCAGGTAGCGAGACCGCAGGACAGATGCTCTCCATGCTCGAAGACTTGCAGGCTCTGGTGAAGCTTGCCCGCGATCGGCGCACGGTTGAGCTTGACGGCAAGACGATGGACATCGATGACGCCGTCTCGGCTCTTGTCGCGAAGGCATGGGGCAAGGAATACAAGCCCTCGACCGGGCACGCTGTCACCAAAAAGGAAAAGCGCGTCAAGCGCTGGCTCACGGCCAAGGCCTACCTGCGTCGCGTGGAGGATTGGTGTCGGACGATGGACGGCGGCGAGGCCGGTCCCTTTACCCGCTACATTTTCCGTCCCGTTGTAAATGCCGCGACACGCTATCGCAACCGTAACGTTGAGATTCAAAAGCGCCTCGTGGATATTCTTGAGCTCCGACGCCAGGCATGGGACAGCCTCACCGACATTGAGGCCCCCGAGATCGGCTACACGTTCTCGCGCAAGCAGGAACTCATTGCAGCCATTCTGCACACGGGCAATGCCTCCAATAAGGAGAAGCTCCTGCTTGGCGGGCGTGGACCCGACGCCCCGTGGGCCGACATGATCGAATTGCCCGACGGCGCGCAGCGCATGGACACGTCCCGTTGGGACACGTTCATGGCGCGGTGCTTTGACGAGGGAATCATCACCAAGCAAGACATGGACGCCGTGCAGGCGATCTGGGACTTGCTCGAGCAGATCAAGCCCGACTCGCAGAGAGCCTTCCGCGAGTACTACGGCTTTTACTTCGAAGAGATCCCCGCCTCACCCGTGATGACTCCTTGGGGGCAGTACCGCGGCGGCTACGTGCCTGCGGCGGCTGACATCGATCGTGTAGCGCAAAGCGATAAGCAAGCCGAGCAGGACCTCTTTGACAACTCGAGCGAATTCCTCGACCAGATGCCGGTCACGCGCCCCGGCTTTACGCAGTCCCGCACCAAAGTGCACAGACCCCTGTCGCTTGACCTGAGCTTCTTGTCTTCACACGTGCAGAAGGCCACAAAGTTCGCGATGATGGCACCGACCATCAAGCAGGTGCAGCGCATCCTGCACACGAAGGAGCTCAAGAACAGGCTCAACGAGATCGACCCGCAGCTGCTCGGTGAAATGCTCGAGCCGTGGCTGCGACGCTCGGCCACGCAGTCTGTGAGCACGCCCGCGAACTGGTTTGACAAAAAGCTCAATGCGCTGCGCGGCTTGGCGGGCATGGCTATTATGTCCGGCAACATCATCAATGCGCTGCAGCAGTTTACGGGCTTGTCTGTGGCAATCAGTCAAGTGGGCGCCAAGCCCATGGTTAGGGCGCTTGCCGCTTACACGGCGCACCCCAAGGGCTACATTTCCACCGTCAAGGCCATGTCGCCTTACATGAAGGCGCGCCTTGAGAACTTTGAGTTTGAGTTCCAGGAGCGCATCCAAAAGATCGCCCAGGTCGAAAAGCCCACGACGCTCGAAGCAATGCGCGGCTGGACGATGCGGCACGCTTACTTCCTTCAGATGTGGATCCAGATGGTGGTGGATACGCCCACGTGGATGGCCGGCTATGAAAAAGCTCTGGCCGCTGGCAAGACCGACGCCGAAGCAGTACAGGAAGCCGATGCAGTTGTGCGCAGAACGCAATCGGCCTTTGAGGCCGAATCGGTGGCGCGCGTCGAGACGGGCTCGCCGCTGGCTCGCACGCTCTTGGTCTTCTACAACTACTTCAATATGCAGGCCAACTTGCTCGGGACGTCCTGGGCCCTGAACCGCGAGGCCGGCCACTACGGCAAGTTCATGATCGATTTCGCACTTATCCTGGCTATCCCGTCGATCCTCTCGCAGGTACTGATCGAGTCCTTCATGGGCTTTGACACCGGCGACGACGATGACTGGGACGCGTACGACGCAGCCCGCCTGCTCATCAGTCCGGTGGTCAAAAACGTGGTGGCGCTCGTGCCTTTTGCCGGCCAAATCGTCAACGCGGCCGCTACGGAACTCTCCAAGGCCATGGGCGACAAGGAAAACTTGTTCCAAGTCGTCTTCGCGCCGAACTCCTACAATAGCCGCCTTGTGAGCATCCCAGCCGAGTCGCTGATACAGAACTCTCTCAAGGCCGTGGGGCAACTGTCGAAGGCCGCCACTGGCGAAGAGGTTAATGCGCGCAGCACGATGAGAAACACGCTCGACGCGCTGACCCTTGTGACAGGCATTCCTTTTGCCGCAGCCAAGCGTCCCCTCAGCTATGCCGCCGGCGTTGCCGCAGGGCAGATCGAACCCGACTCGGCTGCCAACGCCGTGCGCGGGGCGATTGCGGGCAAAGAGGTCAAGTCCGAGTAGTGTCCATAGAGATGCGGGGGATCGGTCGAAAATCGAGGCACAGTATTGGAGTTGCCCATGGCTATTTCGACCGAGACCCGCCGCTCAGATCGGTACGCATGCGACGGTACGCAGACCGCTTTCCCCTTTGCTTTTAAAGTCTTCGACGCCACCGAAGTGGGCGTCACGGTAGCGCTCGACGGCGAGACCGAATCGTCGCTGACGACGGATCAGTACACAGTCAGACTAAACGCCGATCAGGACAACAGTCCCGGCGGAACGGTCACGGTCAACACGGCCCCCGCATCGGGCACGGTGCTTGTGGTCGTGAGTCAAGTGGCGTACGAGCAGCCCATTGTGATCACAAACAATGGTGGCTTCTATCCTGCCCTATTAAACGAAGCCAACGACAGAAGCGTCATCCTTTCCCAGCAGCTCAAGGAAACTTTGGACCGTGCGCTCATCGTGCCTGTGACTCAGAACAAGACGCCCGCGCAGGTGATGAACAATCTGCTCGACGCCGCAAACACCGCTACCATCGTCGCAAAAGGCTACGCAGAAGCGGCGGCGGCAAGCGCGGCAGACGCCAAGCAAAGCCGAGACGACATCCTCGACCACAAGCAGGGGATCGTCGACGCCGTGACCGCCGAAGGCGACAAGCAAAATCAGCGGCTCGTCACCGAAGGCGACACGCAGATCGGACGCATCAAAGCGGAAACCGACAATACGCTGATCGCCAACGGCATGGGTTGCGCCGAAAGGTTTTGGACGCTCTCAGCGAATGTGCCCGCGGGCACCGACATCACCATCCCTTCGGGCGCCAAATACTTGGTGAATCGTCACCACCTTCGCGTCGCGTGGAACGGCCTTGTCCTTGCAATTGGGCAGAACTTCACGGAAGTCGGAGCGCAGGACACGTTCTCCACCACGTTCCGTTTGACGTTTGACGCGAAAGCGGGCGACGAGATTGACGTTTGGATTGGAGCCCTCGGCAAGGGCGATGTGGCTGAGGCACTGGCCTTGGCGGGCGAAGCGTCGGCGGCTGTGGCCGAGCTTTCTCGCAAGGTTGTTTACAAGGAAGAGGTTTAAGAAATGGCTGAAAGTCTCGTAAAGACTCAACTCTACTCACACGAAGGCAACGCCAACACGCCGCTTGCGCCCAAAACGCTGGCCGACGCGGTGGCGATGAACGACGTTAACGGCGGCGCGTCCACGGTCGAAGCTGAAATTGTCGCGCTCCGACAGGCGGTTGAGGCCGCCGTCGGCAAGGGTCAGCATTTCCGTGGCGTGGTCAACTCCACGAGCGGCCTGCCGACTGTGAACTACAAGGCGGGGTGGCTTTACTCCGTGCAGGAAGCGGGCACCTACGCGGGCAATGTCTGCGAGGTCGGGGACCTCATCATCTGCATCAAAGACTATGCCTCGGGAAGCGCCGCAAACTCCGACTGGGCGGTGCTTCAGGCGAACCTTGACGGCGCTGTGACCGGTCCTGCTTCAAGCGTCGCGGCGCACGTCGTAATTTTCGACGGCACGTCGGGCAAGCGGATTAAGGATTCTGGCTTCACGATCGCCGCAAGTGTGCCCGCCAATGCGAAGTTCACCGACACGACCTACAACGCCGCGACGGACGCCGCCGATGGTTTGCTGACTGCGGCGCTTCATAAGAAGCTGGTAGACATCGAGACGGGCGCGGATAAGACGGACGCGGACAACGTGAAGGCCGCAGGCGCTTTCATGACGGCCACAAATACCGCCGACGACATTGCCGACGGCACGAAGAAAGTCGTCATGACTGCGGCGGAGCGCACGAAACTCACGGGTATTGCGACTGGCGCGGAAGTCAACCAGAACGCCTTTGCGAAAGTAAAGGTCGGCACGACGACTCTCACGGCGAGATCGGAAGAGCGTCG